TGTACAGGTAATTACCTCAACCGAAGATTTCGCCCGTGGCGTTTTCCTAGGTTGCCGCTATGTCGCCAACGGCGAGCCAAAGTGGAGCCGTTACTGGCCCGCTAACACTTCTGCTACGGAAATCTATGCAGAGGTCATGGATAACGTCAATGCAACCTACCTAATTCAAGCAGATGCATCGATGTCAATTGGCGACATCAACAGCCAGAACTTCGGGGTTACTCTCGGTGCTGGTTCAACTGTAACTGGCAAGTCTGGCTTCGGCATCAAGGCTTCCACTCGTACGACTGGCGCAGCAATGCTTCGTCCAGTTGCCGTGTGGGGCGTTGATGGCAACGATATCAACGTTGCAGCCGAGCGGGCATTCCCAGTTGTCGAGGTTCGTATTGCTCAGAACGCAGACCACTTCATTGCTGTTGTGGCCAGCGTTGGTGCAGTAACCTCTGCAACGATCTAATGTAAGGAAGGAGTAAAGAAACATGGCTATTAATCGCGCTAGTATTGCGAAAGAGCTTCTTCCCGGCCTCAATGCAGTTTTCGGCATGGAGTACAAGGACGTAGATAACGAGCATGCCGTTCTCTATGCTATCGAGAACTCGGACCGTGCCTTCGAAGAGGAAGTCCTCTTCACGGGTTTCGGTGCGGCTCCAACGAAGGGTGAAGGTGCAGCAGTCCAGTACGACTCTGCACAGGAGAGCTATGTCGCTCGTTATACCAACGAGACCGTTGCTCTTGCATTTGCCGTCACTGAAGAGGCTATGGAAGACAACCTGTACGACACGTTCGCGAAGCTTCGTGCCCGCGCTCTTGCTCGTGCAATGGCTAACACCAAGCAGGTCAAGGCTGCCGACGTTTTCAACAACGGCTTCAGCACCTCCTATCTTGGTGGTGATGGCGCAGCACTCTTCAGTGCTTCGCATCCAGTAGTCGGTGGTGGCAACCAGTCGAATACCTTTGGTGCAGTCGATCTTTCGGAGTCTGGTCTTGAGACCGCTCTGATCACGATTGCAAAGGCAAAGGATGATCGTGGTATCCTCATCGGCCTACAGGCCCAGTCGCTCCACATCCCACCGGATCTTATCTACACGGCAGACAAGATCCTCAACAGCACGCTGAGCACGACAACGGTAACGAACAGCACGACTGGCGTCACCAATGTCAACGACGTAAATGCAATTCGTCGTATCTCGGCAATGCCAAAGGGCTACTTCGTCAACCATCGGTTCACGGACACGAATGCCTACTTCATTCGTACCGACTGCCCCAATGGCGCGAAGATGTTCGTCCGTGCTCCTCTTGCTACGAAGATGGAGCCAGACTTCGATACGGGTAACCTTCGCTTCAAGGCTCGCGAGCGTTATTCGTTCGGTTGGTCTGACTGGCGTGGCTTCTATGGTGCTTCTGGTTCAACCTGATAAAGGTTGATATAACCAAAGCCCCGTAGGATCAAGCCTACAACGGTAAAGGGGGCGGGATAGAAAGGGGTAAATCTCTCTTTTTCTGTCCCGCCCTTCTTTATTTGGTCTTTACGAATACAGATGATATAATGTAAGGACTTTCAACTCCACCAAAAGGAATAGACCATATGTCAACCACTCTTAGACAGGGACATGTAGTCGGCAGTGGTGCCGTACTTGATGTCACGGCAAGCGTAACTCTAGCCGATACTCGAATCAGGGGTATCTTTGCCAACGGCATCGGTTCATTTCTGATTACTGGCACATCTACCGATCCATATGGAAACATTCTTGGCAATAACGTCAAGTTTGCCCTTACTACCGCAGTAGATGCAAGTGACATCATCCTACCAGAAGGCGGCATCAAGGTAAACGGTGTAGTAAAGGTTTCAGCACCAACATCGGCAGCTACGGTTGCAATCTTCTACGGCTAATACAGTATTAGTGTAGTATAACAGATGCCGACCTATACATATCTGGTCAATGACATCATCAACGCTACGGAGAATACCGGAAGCGAGTTCGTTGACTATATTCCGTACATGGTCAACAAGGCTGAAGAGAGACTGGTCAAGGATCTGGACGATTATGGACTGGTCACCTACACTTCGGTAGCGGTAAGCGCAAACAAGAATATCATCTCGCTACCTTCCGGAACCCGCGTAGTAAAGAACTTCAACATCAAGAGTGATGGCACGAAGATCAATCTTCTACTAAGGACCGACGAATTCATCAACGATTATTGGCCAGTATCCGCTTCCGTTGGAGAACCCAAATACTATGCTCCGCGTACTAATACAAATGTTCTCATTGCTCCAACTGCCGCTTCTACCTATGACGGAGAAATCGTCCACATCTCGCGACCAGTCACGCTGAGTTCTGCTGCGGACAGCAATTACTTCAGCGAATACTGCTACGATCTTTTGTTCTATGGCAGCATGGTCGAAGCCTTGATGTTCCAGAAGGACTACGCGACGATGCAGGTATTCGAGGGCAAGTACAAGCAGATCCTTGAACTACAGCGCAACCAAGCTCGTAGAACGAGAAGGGATGACATGCAGGTTCCAGCAAGTCCTGCTGGTGGCGACAATACATTGGTTCCAAATTCAAACTGATATAAAGGGAGAAAGTTCAAATGGCTGGTCTGAAGAAAACACTTAACCTGCTAATGTCTGGCAGGACTGCTGGTGAATCAAGGGTTGCACCTGCTCTTCGTGAGACTAAGGAATATGCCATGGGCAAGGCAAAGGGTGCTGCTGCTGGTGCTGGTGCTACTGCTGCTGGCTACGAAGGTGCCAAGATGGTCCGTGAAAAGATGAAGAGCGATGATGAAGCTCGTCGCCAGTCTATGGACCCAAATGAGATGTACAAGACAGTACTTACTCCAGACGAAATGGATGTACTTGAGGAGTATACTCGTACAAAGGCCACGAAGGGTTCTGCCACAAAGAAGGCTATGGGTGGCAAGGTTGGTAGGGGTTGTGGTGCTGCCATGCGTGGCGGGGGTGCAGTAATGCGTAAGGGAAGGATGTGATAACAAAATGTCAAAAGTTAAAAAGCCAGCTACAACGATGAAGGATGATCCATATGCAGCGGATGTCACTTCTGGTATTGGTGGTAGCGTCGTAAAGGAAGATCCTATCCCACCTCCTCCACCACCTGCACCTCCTCCTGCTCGCAAGCCCCCAGTAGTCAAGAAGGCTATGGGCGGCAAGATTGGCAGAGGTTGTGGCGCGGCAATGCGCGGTGGTGGCGCAGTAATGCGTAAGGGAAAGATGTACTAAGATGGCTAGCCAGCGTAGATCTCCTTCTGCATTTGAGCGTGCATTTGCAGAAGCTCGTGCAAGAGGAGATAAGACCTTTGAATTTACTACTGCTGGTGGTAAGAAGGGAACCTACGGTACACGACTGAAAGGCGAAGATACTGCCAAATATGAAAGGTTTCTTTCGTCTAGAGCCACTCCAAAAAGAGAAGAACCTCTAGCATCCGAGACTTATGATGCTTCTCCAATCACTGATACGCAGAAGGCTGCAAATCTTGTAGAAGAAATGGCTCGTGAGGAACGCATGAAGAAAGACAAGATGTTTGAATCAGAGGGTTCTTTCAAGTCTGGCGGCAAGATTGGCAGAGGTTGTGGAGCCGCGATGCGTGGTGGTGGCGCAGTGATGAGAAAGGGAAGAAAGTAATTTACAATGCCTCTCAAGAAGGGTAAGTCAGATAAGGTAATCAGCAGCAACATCAGAATGCTGGTGAAAGAGGGCAGGCCACAGAAGCAAGCTGTGGCTATTGCTCTTAGATCTGCAAATGCAAAGAGACTAGCCGAAGGTGGACTCCCATCATTGGTAACAAGCAAGTATAATCTTCGTCAAGCGATCAATACTCGTGATGACGAGAACATGCCAATGGAAGAGCGTATTGCAGCACAACGTGTAATGCGAAAGGCTGGAAAGACTCCTGTACGGGAAATGAAGCGTCAGATGAATCGTACTGGTGATCTGATGGTAATGAAGATGGGTGGTTATGTATCCCGAGTAAATGAAGCAGGCAACTATACCAAGCCAACCATGAGAAAGCAGCTTTTCAACAGAATCAAGGCTGGTACAAAGGGCGGGGATGCTGGAGAATGGTCAGCTAGAAAGGCACAGCTTCTTGCATCAGAATACAAGAAGCGTGGTGGAGGATACAGGTAACCAATACTATGGCAAAGGGAATGATCAAGGACCCGCAAGAGAGTCTGAAGGCTTGGACAAGACAGAAGTGGCGTACAAAGTCCGGTAAGCCTTCAAAGGAAACAGGAGAGCGATATCTACCGGAGCAGGCAATCAAGTCACTGTCTGCAAGTGAATACGCCGCAACAACGGCAGCAAAGAGGGCTGGTACTCGAAAGGGCAAGCAGTTCGTCAAGCAGCCAAAGTCAATCGCTCAAAAAGTAAAGCAATTTAGGAATTTTTGAAAATGGCACTTACAGATTCAGAAAAGAACAAGCTACGAAAGCTGGGACTCAGTGGTCTCAACAAGCCAAAGAACACACCATCACATCCAACCAAAAAGGGTGTGGTTGCTGTTCGTGCTCCTTCTGGTGGCGTAAAGGTTATTCGCTTTGGTGACCAGAAGATGGGCCATAACTATTCACCGGAAGCTCGCAAGGCATTCAAGGATCGCCATGCAAGTAACATTGCAAAGGGTCCTCAGAGCGCAGCCTACTGGGCAAACAAGCAGTATTGGGCTGGTCCTTCAGGCTCCAAGAAGATGCCACCTAAGTCACAGCAGTACGTCAGAGGCATCAAGCGATAAATGGCTATTTCAAGATCAAGTGTAGGGAGACAGATTTCAATGCCAATGGGTAAGAAGCCAAAGCTCGGTTCGGGTGAACGATTTGCAAAGCTCACGAAGAGCATTGCAGCTAGAGGCGATGTAAAGAATCCAGCAGCAGTAGCAGCAGCAATCGGTCGCAAGAAGTATGGTGCCGAAAAGATGCAGAAGATGGCTGCTGCCGGTCGCAAGCGCAGTAAGGGCTGAGCAAGCAAGGTCAAATAAAAAGGGAGATGCCAAAGCATGTCAACTAGCGGGACATATAACTTCAGCATGGATATTGATGAAGTTATCCAAGAGGCTTTGGAAATGATTGGCGGCGAGCAGACATTGGGTAATGATCCAAAGTCTGCCCGTCGCTCCATCAATCTTCTTCTTCAAGACTGGCAGAACAGAGGCATCCTTCTGTGGTCAACAAACACTACCGTAGTTGATGTATCGACATCCGTGACTGCGTATTCTCTTTCATCAAACATGGTCGATGCAATGGAGGTCGTGGTCAATCTGAGTGCTACGGATATCCAGCTTGATCGTCTGTCGATGGAAGAGTACCTGAAGATTCCACGCAAGAGCCAGACAGGGCGTCCTACTCAGTACGCAATTCGCAGGGGAAGATCCAATCCAGAACTCTATCTGTGGCCTGTTCCGGACAATAATGACTATTCCCTCAAGATCGAGAAGATCA